ACACGGCAGCCTTGCCAGTTGATCCGCTGCCCATGAAAGGGTCAAGCACCGTGCCCTCGGGTGGTGTTACCAGACGGCAGAGATAGCGCATGAGGTCGGTTGGTTTGACGGTGGGGTGGTGGTTGGCAACGGGCTTACGTTGCACGTCTGGAGTGTTGCCCATGTTTTGTCTTGACCATTCGTCTTGTGCGTATGTACCTGTATGCTTTGTAGGCATCCCCTCACACCCCTCGTCCCTGTCTCGCTTGGAAGCCTTGGCGCAGTAGAAGAAACGGGCGGCTGAGCCGGAGTCGCCGTACCCGACCTCTTGCCCAGTAACTGCTAATGTGTTAGCAAAGCCTTTGCCGCTTGCGTATGTCTGCCCGCCTTTGCCACGAATCCCATACCCACCTCCAGCATCCGGAAACAACCCCACCACCTCCTCACTCCCGTCGTGGATAAGGTTCGCGGGGAAGCGGCCGGAAGTTGTGGTTGTTTCACCTGTTGCTTTTTGCACGATACCTACGGCTTTTGCTCCAATACCAGAACCATTTACAACCTTAGCAAGCCGCTGAGTAATTACTTCCGTCCCCACCCTGCACCCATCCACATTCATCCCACCCGTACCCCACGTCAGTACGTTGTTCGCTACCGTCCCCGTGAATGGCTTACGTGCCACCGTGATAGGCTCCAGCGCAGGCTTAAGGGCAGTGCCCCAGCCTTGCCATTGTTTGGCGGCAGAAGTTGCGGGGGCGGTGATGTCCAGCACCACAGCAGCAGATCCGCCAATGGTGTGCCGGTCACGGTCATCAGGGTTGGCGATGCCGGCGGTTTTCTGCCCCACCACCTCGCGCTCCGCTTCAGGCAAAAAGTGCTGATCCCATGCCGGGTCGATCGGCAGCAGCTCGCGCAGTTTCCGGTACTGCTCAAGGGTTGGCAGCAGCGGCTGGCATTGGGTGTCGATGAAGTGCCCCCAGAAATTCGACTTGCTGCCGTTGGCGACGTGCGCGTTGATGTCAGCAGCGCGCAGCGCCGCAGGCTTGATCGCGCGCAAGTGCTCAGCGAACTCGGCTTGCCACGGGATGCTGCCGCCGCGCTTATCGATCGCCTTGCTCACATCCAGGGACTTAGGGAATCCGCTGCCATACACCCAGGCGATCATGTCCCGGATCTCGAAGCCGGCGTCCTCGATACGCACGGCCATACGGTGCTGCGTTCGTGTTCCTGCGAAGGCCAACAGATGCCCACCAGGCTTGAGCACACGCAGGCATTCGCGCCAGATATCCTCACTTGGTACGTCATAGTCCCATCGCTTGCCCATGAACGATAGGCCGTAGGGTGGGTCTGTTACCACAGCATCGACGCTGTTGTCGGTGATAGTTCGTAAAATATCCAGGCAATCGCCAAGGTGTAACGTGTGCGGCATGTCCAACCTCAGAAAGTAATGACTCCAGCGCCCTGTGCTTTCACAGCGGCCATCTCTGCATATACGAGGGCATCGACCATGTCGTCATGGTTTCCCTCTGGAAAACTTAGTAGTTCTTGTTCGAATGAAGGCTCCAGCCCTCTCACATGTGTAACGAGTAACTGCTCGTAGCGTGCCAGCAATCCGTGGAATCTTGTGACCTTGTCACGGTCGGGCTTGACACCCTTAACGGGTAGCGACGTCTTGCGCAGTAGTTCCTGCACGACAGCCACCTGATACTGGACGGCCTCGATGTTGATCCTCGACGGGTTCCACTTGGTAGCCAGTGCATTCACTGCTCCCACGACCTCGTGAAAGCCTATCTTACCTCGCCAGATGTCGAGCACATACCTACGGCCTGAGTCCTTATCGTACCCAACAACAGCGATGGCTGTGTAATCAGCGCTGTCTGATTTGGAAATAGCAAGGTCGACACCCATACCAATCTTCAGGTCTCGAGGCACTTGGTCACTATTGACATACGTTATCATTTCACGCTTGACCAGAGCGCCCTGCACATCCACGAACTCGGCAAGGTACTCTTGATTGAACACAACCGTCGGCAGTTCCTTCTGTGCAGCCTCGATCTCGTCGAGTGATATGTACGGATTCACCGAGGTCGGCATCCTGAAACTGGCATAGGTCTCGTCTGTCCTAGCACGCTCAAACATCGTGTGAAAGTCGTTGCGTCCCTTGGGTGTCGAGAAGAAATAGCCGTCGCCCTTGTAATCGGTCAGGGTCGGTCTGATGGCCTCATTCCAGGCGTCCATGAATGAACGCACCATAGCGACCTCATCACACACAGCACGGGCATACTTACGGCCTCGGACGCTGTCGTAGGCATCCAGTGACCAGAAGTCAATCACGCCTCCCGTGGTTAGCATTAGTCGCTTCTCTTGTTCACTGACCGATGTGGTAATCGGATGCAGAGCCGTCTTGACAGCCTTCCAAACATCAGACAGCATCTTGTAAGTCGGTGCAAAGTAAGCACACGGCAGGCCCTCGATAGCTTTCTCGATAAGCAGGGCCTCAGCCATGACAGTCTTGCCAAACCTACGACCGCAGGCAACAGTGTTGAACCGTCGTCGGTTCTTGAAAATCAGGGCTTGGCCAGGGTGGAATTGTGCGTCAATCGTTATCACTGCGCTGGTCCTATTGCAATGACCTCTGCATCCTCAATGGCCTTGGGCTCCTCTGTCGCTGGTGTCAGCAGAATCCTGATGTCGGTCTTGCCGGTCACCTCGGTGGCTGCCTTGTCGGTCTGTGCTAGGTGTTGCTTGCCTAGCCAGATGAGCATGGTGTTGTCACCACTCAGGGCCTTCTCGATCTGTGTGCTTGCAAGCTGGAACCTGACGTCGTTACGTTCGTTCTCGATCATAAGGCCGTAGTCTGTCTTGAGTTCAGACACAGGCACGTCACGGCCTAACAACACCGAGCACCATCGGGCCAGAGCCGTCCAGCCGAGCATAGCACGAGCACGTCTCTTGAGTTCTGCCTCTTGTGATGGCGTCAAATTCATGCGGTAAAATATCGCAATGGCTCTGGTATTTATCCACAACCTCACAGGCCATGCACGAGCTGTGCATAGTTCACGCCTCGTATCTGGGCAACCACGCTGCGGATGTCAGCATACATCAGGATTCCGTCCTCGATTGCTCGGATGCCGTGCAAGACAGTGGTGTGATGTTTCTTGCTGTGCTGTGCTATCGTCGTCAGTGACCAGCCGTAGTGTTTACTTAGCACATACCAGGTAATTGATCTGGCTCTGACGGCTCCTGCTTTCCTGTTGTTGGCATAGACCTCCTCGGGCGTCACACCGAGCAGGTGGCAGGCATCGGCAAGTATTAGGTCGTAAATCATGTTTCCCCCATGAGTTAGTTATTTTTGACAAAATCCATCGCTTCACCTACGGACCTGACTACAGCGTAGGGCACACCATAGCGCAGACAGCACTCGCTGAACTTGTGCTGGCTTGGTGATGTCTTGCCGGTCGCTGTTTTGACCTCTAACATCCATGCACGGCCGTCCCTGTACACAGCAAGGTCAGCGTGCCCGCTGGTGGCGTTGATGTTGACCACACGGTATGCAGACAGTCTCGTGCCGTGCTCCATCGTCTGCACGCTGCTGTTCACCCTGATGACCATGTACCCGAGCAGCTCAAGCTGTGTGGCGATGGCCTTCTGGACTTCCCTCTCGGGTATCTTGCCAGCTTTTCGTCTGGCTATCTTGGCTGCTTTGTCTGCTCTGATCTTATCCAGCATCTCGTGTTCTTTTGCATCCCAGTCGAGATCATCGAGGTCCCTGTCGTCTATCATGTCAGTCCTGTGTGATTGAAACAATGCCATTGTCCGTCATGCCCCTCAAACCATGTGTAGTCCTTGACGTTGTGCTCATACATCAGCGACAGCATCGTGCGTCCTGGCCTCACCCTCTGGCGTTCCACCACAGCCGACTCCAGCACCTCGCCGTCTGGAATGACTCTGGACTCGTGGGTGTCGAACTGGTTTAGATCAAGGCCGTCGTCGGTAATTATACCGTCCCAAGCGTCGCCTGGTGGGTGTCTGTGGCGTTTATAGAACCTATAATCTGCACGTATTAGCTCACCCAGGTTGCAGGTGTTGGTGGCTTCTATGGCCATTTCAAGGTTGTCGGTTGCTAGGGGCTGGCAACCAGTAGCAACCTCTAAAAATCTTTGTAAGTCGTATGTGTTCCACAGACTTACAAGATATTCAGCAAGTCCATGGTTGCTAGGGTTGCATGGTAAAACT